GTACCGCTGCACAGATAGCTTGCACCTCTGTGCTTTCGCCAGTGATATCAGCGTCAGGTGCTACAACGTGTCTGTGAAAGCTACGGCTAATCTCAACGCCATCACGCTTGATGACTGTTGCGGTGCGTACTTGGACGTGCTTGTAGTCACCTACGATTTCTATTTTGTCTTGGATTGTTTCTTCTGTTAATGCCATCGTTTATCTCCTTTGGCTATGGACTGTCTGCCTCAAGAACCCACTTGAGGTAGTTAAGAAATTAAGAGAAGTGTAATTTGACCTGTAATAAATGAAGTTGCTGTTAGATCTGCCGCACCAACATCCTGTATGTTAGCTCCATCAAATACTTCATAGATTACAAATTCTGTACCTGAACTTGATCTTGGTGCTAAAACCATCGAGTTTGCGGCACCGTTGAAGTTTACATTTGCTAAAGTAAGAGAACCTCTTGCATATTGTGCTGCCGCACTTCCGCTTGTTGTCCACGGCGATCCAATTATGCGTAAAAACCCAGTGCCAGCTGTACCAATAGCACTCAATGTCACACTAAACGTAATTGTAACTTGATTGCCAACTTTGACGTAGTAACCGCTTTGATTACTATATGTAAAAGACCCTGCTGTCGCAGACCCTCCAAGCGTAGGAGTCCAAGTCCCCTCCTCATAGTCCTCCAGATAATTAGCCGAACCAGTGCCGCCCAAGTATGCACCGCCGGATAGGTAGAGGTTGTAGAAACGAGCAGTTGCGTCACCAAGTGTCAAAACACCATCGGAGGGCGCACCAGCGTTGTCGGTAGGATATAAGGCAGCACCGCCGCCTGTGAGGCCACCACCGCCTGAACGAGGGTCAAGAATAATAGATGAAACAACACTAGCCCGTGAAGCAATACTACCCACAGTGGTGCCGTCTTTGCGGAACTCAACAATGTCTCCGTCACTGGTCTTGCGGTTCAAATGCGTCACTACAGCATTATCGCGTGTGTGATACACAAATCCGTTAGCCCCAAGACCGTGACCAGCTAAAGTGCTGTTATAGCTAGTCGTACCCACCAGCAAGTTACCACTAAACGTACCTGTCGTTGCGGCAAGGGCGGCATTAGGATCATGCTCTAAGCGGCGCGTTACCTCTGCCAAGCCGCGATAGATAACATAGACGTTACCTGTGCCAGATGAGGGCGCGGCGTCAAAGGTCAGGGTCGTGCCAGTTGCTGTGTACGACTTGCCAACTCCCGGCTCCTGCTGGACGTTGTTGACAAATACCTCCAGTTCCTCGCCAGTGTTAACGGCGCGGTTAAGTGTAAACACGGTCTGCGAACCAGTGCCGTTGAAGCTCTGACTCGTTACCTTGGTTAACGCTTGCTGAACTGGAGTGCCTATGTATGCCATTATTTACTCCGGTAAGTTGGCTTGTGCTTCGGCGTTGCGCTCTGCGGCGGTCTGTACTACACCCAACTCAAACGCCTGTGCAATCTGGGCATCTTTGCCTGTTGCAATAGCAATTTCATTAGCGTTGCAGTGCGCCACCAGAGCCGCCACGATTTCATCACCAGCAATTCTTGCGCGCTCAGTCACTGCGTTCTCAGCCCACTCTTGCGGAGACAATGCAGCGTATTCTAGTCCTTTGAACTGAGTATCCGTCAGTTCGATTGTGATTGTTTGTGTCATTGTTTTTACTCCGTTGAATTAGCCAATGAGCATAATTGAACCGCTGTTGGCTGTTGTGTCACTACTTGGTAATGAGTAAGCATTAAAGTAAGAAAGGCCGATAGTATCATTAGCAGAGCATGACAAAATTAAACTAATACCCACAGGGGCGTAGCTGTAATTTGCATCACTGGTGTTTAGAGGAAACCACCCAGTAAGTTGACTTGCATTATTCTTTTGAATAGTCGCGCCAGACCAGTTAGTGTAAGTTGCCCGTCTATTGAAAAAAAACTGCACTAAATATTTACCAGCAACAGGGCAAGTAAATAAACCCGTAGTGTTGTTAAAGTGGTTGCCGTCATTTACATGAACTGTTGTCCATGTAAAATTGGTTAAGCCTCCGTTAACACTACCTGCACCAGCAAAGCCCACACCAGAAAAACGAGGCTGATACGGCATCGTGACCCGACCTGAACTGTCGAGAACAAGCCTAGACACAGCATTTGTTTGGGCATCATTTTGCGTTTGAAATTGTAAACCACCGTTATCTAGTCTGATTTGATAGTTTTCATCTGCATTACCGTCTGTTTCTTTTAGAAAGATTGTAGGTCTAGTTCCAGACAAACCTAGCTGTTGATAATCGCTATCGTGAATAAACAAACTGTGTGTTGTGTTGGTTGACGTTCCAATGCCCACGCTGTTATTCGTGCTGTCAACGTAAAGCGTGTTGGTGTCAACGGTGAAGTCGCTATCTACCGTAAGGGAGGCAGACTGATCTACTTGATTTTTTCCGACCTTACTTAGAGCCATCAGGTGATCTCCAGTACAGACAGGGTAACGTCAGCGGCTGATGCCTGTGAAGCTGTCACAGTAATCGAGTCGGCCTCGTTTACAACAATCTTTTGATCTCCACCTACGGCAACAAGAGCGCCCCCAACCGGGACTGGCGCGTCCTTGACGATGTAAACATTATCGCCGTCATCATTTACAAACTGGATATCTACGGTAATCCCTGTAGACAAGATGTTTGCCACGTTCATGCCGATAACTGTCGTTGATGTACTGGCGGGGCAAGTGTAGATGGTGGCTGCGCTTGTCCCAACCGCCGTGTCCGTTACTGTTTTAAATGTATTTGCCATTTCTTACCCCAGTGCAATTGCAAACGCCAATGCGTTTGGGTCTTGTTCAACAAGGTTCACTGCGTTGCCACTAGCATCATTGTAAACCATTTTCTCTGACGGCATTGTACAAAAAACTGTACGAGTGCCTGCTGCCCAGTTGATCTTCTCATCGCCAATTGTCAGCGCCGTGTCGTCCGCCAGCGTCACTGCCGTGCTAAGATCTATGTCCGTCTGACTGTTTACTACGGCGATTGTCACCACACCATCTATGCCAGTGCCACGCACACGCTGGCCTACTGTGAGGGTTCCGCCCTGAACATTGTCCACAATCACGTTTACGTTATTAGACACCGCACCATTGACATCTGCGGTCAATTTAGTGCTGCTGCTTTCCAGAACGGTGTCCCGCGAAAGAGTCGTGCCAGACAGAGTGTATGTACCAATTCCAACCTCAAAGTCCGTGCCATCGGCGCAGGCATAATAAGTATTATTGCCGTCACCGATTTCAGAAAACGCATCAAACCCACTCAAGGCACCGGCAAGAGTTAACGTGCCAGTGCCTGTTGTGGTTGTTGTTTCCTTAACACGATCCTTGATTACAAAGGCCATTACTTCAACTCGATGCTCAAGTTACCACTGTTGATGCGGAAGATGTCTCCCGTTGCGATTGTCTTACTTACATCAAGTTGACCAACGAACAGTTTATTTGTACCGTCGAAGGTGAGTACATCATTGTCGGCTAACGTAACTGCGGTATCCAGATCAATGTTGGTCTGAGATGTAACCGTCTGTACACGAACCACACCGCTCGGTGAGCCTGTAATACCTGTGCCAGTTACAATGTCACCCACTGCAATTGTGCCTACGTTACCATCTACAACAACTGTTTTTGATGCTGTGGTCGCGCCGTTAACAGCCGCTGTTGCAATGTTGCCATCAGCCACGAAGGCGTGAGTAACAGTATATGTCGCCGCTGTACCTGCTGCTGCCGGAAACTCAATGTTGTCGTCATTGATCACCTGCTGCTGGTCACAAAGCACAGACTCTGCATCGAATGTCACCGCGACATCATCAGAGATAGTAACCGCTGTATCTAGAACAACCGTAGCTGTGCCTTGGCTTGTGCCGCTTTGAGCAGTGATAGAAGCGATATGTACAGGGCCGGAAATGCCTGTGCCACGGATACGAGCGCCAACTACCAATGTACCAAACACGTTGTCCAGAACTACTGTGGTAGAAGCTGAAACCGCGCCGTTGACATCAGCAGTAACGTGATTAAC